GGCATGTTCGCACTGATGTGCTGAAGTCGTTTTGCGGGATGACGGTTCCAGAAAATGCCTTTATTCCTGGTTACCACGCGACAACGCGTAGTGTAACCAGTGGCCTTTACTGGAGGAGGAGAACGGACATGTCACGCATTATCACATCGGAATTACCCCCTGAGGTCTATACCGGCAACGGGCCGAGGCAATCCTTGATTAGCTTCGACGCGAGTCTGCGTAGAGTCTCAGCGGCGTCGGCTTTGTTACATCAAGCCTTCCGCCGGATGTGATGTGGCATCCTAAGTGCTGTGGTTTGTGAGTACCCCTAGCACGTCGCTAGGACCGTTTGGCTACCGGTTCGTAGTCCACTTTGGAGATAGACAATGGCCGCAATTGCGCCCATCGTAATCAATGACGGTAAAGCAACCCCGGTTGCCCACACGTTTCAACCCGTCGCAACGAATCCGCCGAACTACCGTGAAAACGGGAATGCGGCGGTTCCGATCGTCGGAGAGAGTGAGATTCTTCTGAATCTCAAGCGTGGGTCCGGTTCCGTCCAAAAGGCTGTCGTCACGCTGCGCGTGCCCGTCCTGGAAACCCAGTCCGGCTCGGCATCCTCGGGCTATGAAGCCCCACCGAAGGTCGCCTACTACTTGCAGGCGAACATCGAGCTGTTCCTCCATGACCGTACCACTGGCGACCAACGAAAGGATCTGCGCGTTCTCGCGTCGAACCTTCTGAAGGATGCTCAAGTACTAGCCATGGTCGATAAGCTCGAGCATCCTTATTAAGGGTGCTTCGGGGATGTATCAACCCTAAACGGTCGTAAGACCACTTCAGGATGATAGACATGATGAAAGGTAAGACTGCGGCTTTGCCGCGTTTTGATGCTTCTTTCTCTTTTGAGAAGAGCATGCATATCCTCAATCATATCACGAGCGAGCTTTGGAGTCGTGCTTATGGAGTGGAAGAAAATTGCCGTAGTGTTGGCAACTGTAGCGATCTCCCTGATATTAGGTATTCCGATACCCGGTATCATGTAGATAACTTCAGGTGCCA